AATAAAAACATTTGCTATGATGCTGATGGAGTGGGTAGTTTTATTGATGGTTTTATAGTTGGATCAATTCCGTTCAATAATGGAGGCAGCCCATTCCCTAATCCTGAACTGAAGCAAGGCGATAAAGATTTCGGAGTAAAAGAAAATTATCCTAATCTTAAAACGCAATGTTATTATCGTTCAGGAGATAAAGTAAGAGAAGGGAAATACAAAATAAGCGAAGAAGTTGCAAATACTATGTATGATGATAAAATGACAGTTAAACAGCGTTTTATGCATGAAAGAAAGGCAATAAAACGTAAAAAGGTAGACATGGACGGCAAGCTTCAAATTAATGGAAAAGATGAAATGAAAGCTAAATTAAACGGGGATTCACCAGATTTAATGGATATGTTTATGATACATGAGAGATTTTATCTAGACAAAGCTCCTGCATTTTTTATAGTGTAGCACATAACAAATAATTTATTATCTTTGAAACATGGCAAAGAACGTTTTACAATTAGGTTGGGATTACCTTACAGGAAATAAACAGACAAGGAATGCGTATAATCAGGCTTTCTATGAATGGATAGGGATTGGTTATGTTAAGTATGACCCTAAAAACGAAACGTATCTAAAAAAAGGGTATAACGAAAACCCTACGGTTTATTCTATTATAAATAAATCAGCTGTAAAATTAGTTTCAGTTCCTTATGCCGTGAAAGAAATTGAAAACAAACAAGCACAAAAGAAATTACAACAGCTTGATTATGCTACTAAAGGCGTTCTTTCTATTAAGCAGTATTTGGACAAGGTAAAACTTGAAACAAAAGCTTATAAAGATGAAGAAAAGCCGTTCCCAATGGATCAGCCGAATCCCAACCAAACGTGGTCTGATATATGGGGTCTTTACAAAACTTACTTAGATTTAATAGGAAACTTTTATCTTTATACTTTGTCTCCAGAGGACGGAATAAACAAAGGAGTTCCTAAATTATGTTATGCTTTGCCAGCTCACATGATGCAGATAGTTTTAAAAAAGGATGCTAATATTTTATTCGATGAAAATCCTATTGATTACTATATGCTTGTTGACGGAACTGGATATATTCGTTTTGAGCAAAAAGATGTAATTCACATAAAAACTGTTAATCCTAATTATGATAAATCAGGATCACATTTGTACGGACAGTCTCGTTTAAGAGCAGGTTTGAGAAATTTACAATCTCAAAATAGCGCAATTGATACCAATATTCAAATGCTTAAATCGGCAGGAGCTTATGGTTTTTTATATGGGAAAGGAACTCCGTTGACACCAGAACAAGCACAATCTTTAAAAGAAAGATTAGTTGAGATGGATAAAGACCCAGGAAGATTAGGTAAAATTGGAGCTTCTTCTGCTGAGATAGGATTTCAAAGGATATCACTAACAACTGACGAACTAAAACCTTTTGATTATCTAAATTGGGATCAAAAGCAAATATGTAATGTGCTTAATTATCCTGATGAATTATTAAACGCTGACGGTAAATCAAGGCTCGGAGGTGGTTCTGAAACCTTAGAGGCTAAAAAAACTTTGATTACTGAAAATATTAAACCCGACTTAGTATTACTTCAATCAGCTTTAAACAAATCATTCTTACCTTTGTTTAAAGGTTATGAAAACTGTGTTATTGAATGGGATGTTACAGAGTTACCAGAAATGCAGGAGAATATGAAACAAATGGCAGAAGCATTGAACATGATTCCAATGACACCAAACGAGTTTAGAACAGCGTTTAAATACGAGACAATTGACCAAGAAGGTATGGATGTTGTTTGGATTAATAGTGGAAAACAAAGAATTGACGATGTAAGCGAAGGAGTTTTTAATGAAGCTAATAAAATATAGTTATGGGACATTTAATCAGATTTATTTTTAGAACTAATTATAAATATTCTAAATTAGACCAAGCATTAATATTTTTTGCTTTTATAGGAGTTATTATGTGGTTGCACATAACTTATCATTTAATTACTGATGGATTTAATTAATGAACTGGCAAAAACAACATATTATTTATGAACGTAAAGCATACAGAATTGTTCAGAAACACATAAAAAATATTCTGAGTAGTATCCCTGTTGATAACATGGAATTGTATAACTATGAAGTTCTTGTAACGATAAATGTCCATCAAAAAGATGTTTACAATATGTTCGTTGATATTTATAAAACCATCGGATTAAACTATGGAAACAAGGTAAATAATTCTTTAGAAAAGGTTACTAAAGCAAATGTTTTATTTAATGAAACGTTATTAAAGGAAATTTTACTATTTTTGTCTAGCGAAGGAGGTGTAAAAATTACTTCTGTTCGTGATACATTGATAAAAGATATTATTGACAGCATTAAAAAAACACTTGGTGATAATGGAACTGTTATTGATTTACGAAACGCTATTTACAACATTATTTCAAAGTCGCAAACGTTTTATAAATACCAAGCATTAAGAATTGCAAGAACAGAAACAACAAGCGCATCAAATTTAAGCGCAATTAAAACAGCTCAATCAAGCGATTTGGTTCTTGATAAAGTTTGGTTAAGCGTTCAGGATAACAGAACAAGAATAACGCCTTACGATCATTTAGATATGAATAACCAAAAACAGGAATTAGACAAACCTTTTTTTGTTGGTGGTGAAAATATAGATTATCCAGGTGCTACAATGGCTAGTGCAGGAAACGTTATAAACTGCCGTTGTGGTCTTACATTTGTTCCAAGGCGTGACGCTGATGGAATGTTAATATTAAAAACAAATATGTAATGGAAATAGATTCTTTTAAACAATTAAGTTACGATCTAAAAGATTTAGATGAAGCAAAAGGAATTGTAGTTGCTTATGCAAATGTTTACAATAACACCGATTCAGACGGTGATATTTCTGCTTACGGGTCGTTTGATAAAACGGTATCTGAAAACTTTAAGAGAATTCGTGTCTTAAAAGATCACAATCCTACATTAATGATTGGCGTGCCTTTAGAAATTGACACCAAAGACACTTACGGATTGCTTACTAAAACCCAATTCAACATGAAGAAGGATTTAGGACGCGACATGTTCACAGATGTACAGTTGATGTTTGATAACGGTTTGAGCGCAGAGTTGTCAATTGGGCATAAAGCAGTAAGACGTGATTTAAAGAACAAATCCATTATTCAAGAGTATTTCTTGGGTGAATATTCTTTTCTTTCTAATTGGGCATCCAACAAACTTGCAACAGTGCAAGACATAAAAAGTATTAAATCTCATTACGGCATATTGTCGTTAATTGAGAAATCATACAATCTTGATTACTCTGATAAAAGACTAAAAGAGATTGAAACATTATTAAAATCACTTTCTGATGAGCCGTTAGAGCCTAACACCCTGACTGAACAGCCGATTATCGACGCAATAAAATCATTTAGAGAAACACTTAAAACAAATTAAAAATGGAATTAGATATCAAATCAGAATTAGAGTCTTTAAAAGCAGACTTAACGCAGAAATTCGAGGCTAAATCGAAAGTTGATTTACAGGCTGCAATCGAGCAAGTAGAAGTAAAATACAAAGGACAGTCTGAAAAGATTGATGCTGAAATTGAAGCTGTAAAAGCTGATTTCCAAACTAAGTCACTTGCAATGCAGGATCACTTAGATAAATTGGATATTCGTTTAAAACAAGCTAACGGAGATAAAAACCTTGAAACTAAAACTTTCAACGAATATCTTGCTGAGGTTATTATGGCAAACAAAGATGCTATTCAAAACCATAAGAAAAACTCTCCTGAGTTGTGTATGGAATTTAAAGCGGTTGGGGATATGTCTATTGCTGCTAACTTCCCAGGGTCGACACCTTTTACACAGGACGTTCGTAACGCATTAATCATTAATCCTTACGATAGAGTTTGGCTTTCTGATTATTTGCCACAAGGTAACACAACTAAAAGTTCTATCATTTATCCAAAAGAAAACGGCGGAGAAGGTGGAGCTGCAACATGGGTAACGGGATCTGGAGATAAGCCACAAATGGATTTTGATTTAACTACTCAAACGGCTTTTGTTAAATGGATTGCTGGTTACGTTATTGTTGACCGTGACATGTTAGATGACATTGAATGGTTGTTAAGCTACCTACAATCTAAAATGTTAATCAGCTTAAAAGTGGCTGAGAACAACTTTATTTTGAATGGTACTGCTGATTCAAACCCAGTACAGGGGCTTGTTGATGTTGCAACGGCTTACGATGGTACATTTACTGCTGCAGTTGATAAAATTGTAGACGCTGCTTATGGTCAAATTCCAGAAGATACTTTTGAATTTTATCAAGGAAATACTGCTATTCTTAACGTAAGAGACGCTGTAAAAATCGGATTGAACAAAGCTGAAGGATCTGGTGAATATGATTTGCCTCCAGGGACTGTAGCATTCGAAAATGGACGCTTAAGAGTTGCAGGTTTAAACATCGCAACTACTACTCAATTGGGTGCAGATAACTTCTTAGCATTCGATAGAACAGCTACATTGTTAGTAAACAGGTTAGCTCCTGAGTTAAGAATGTTTGAAGATTCTACTTTGGCAAAACAAAACAAAGTAATGTTCAGAATCGAGGAAAGAATTACTTTAGTAATCTTCAATGATGATGCTATTGTAAAAGGATCATTGGCCACACCTTCTGTGTAATCTATTGGTTAATTATAAACTAAAGCCTATTGGAAACGATAGGCTTTTTTAATACCTTTATTTTATGAAAGCAATAATCTATATAAGCAACTTTAACGCTGTTGGAGGTGTGGAAACCTTTACAAAGAACTTCTGCAAAAGAATGTCAAAGCACTATGATATAACTTTGTTGTATGATAATGTAGCTAATCAATCGTTAATTACTGAAATGGAAGAATATTGTACTGTTTCTAAATTAGCATTTAATAAAACTTATTCGTGCGATATATTTATAAGTTCATCTGCTTGGGGTAAATCAGCATTTGATAAAATAGAGGCTAAAATATACGTGCAGATGGTACATGCTGACTATAGGCATATAATTGACGGATGGGCGTTTAATTATAAAAAGCATCCATTAACTACACATCATGTTTGCGTGGGAGAAACGGTGAAAATAGGATTTGAACATGTTACTAAATTAAAAAGTGACGCGGTTATTCACAACCTTTTAGACAACTCAATTAAGCACGAAAAGAAGAAGAAAAACAAGGTTTTATCATTGATTACTTGTTCTCGTTTATCTGGAGAAAAAGGATTTAAAAGAATGTTGCAGTTAGCTAAACAATTGGATGCTAAGAAAATAAAATACACTTGGGATGTTTATGGCGACAATACAACTCAATACGCTAAAAACATAGTTAAAGAGTTTTCTGCATGCAGGAATGTACATTTCAAAGGAATCACAACCGAACCACACAAATTAATTAACCAAGCCGATTATTTAGTACAATTATCAGATACAGAGGGATTCGCTTATTCAGTTTACGAAGCCATGCAGGTAAAAACACCTTGTATAATCACTCCTTTTACCTCCGGTAAAGAACAAATAACTAACGGCGTTAACGGTTATATTGTGCCGTTTGAAATGGATAACATTCCGTTTGAATCTATTATTAAACGTGATTTAAAAGTACCAGAATTTGAAGAATTAGGCAAAGAAGAACATTGGATTACTTTTTTTGAATCGGCTTTAAAATGGTTTGAGGAAAATACAATTAAGGTGCGTATTATTGCAATTGTTCAGAAGTACAAAATAGGAGAACAAATTTATTTGCCAACCGAAAGAGCATTATCGGCTATTGAAAGAGGCTTAGCGGAAAAAGTAGAAAAGCCAATCGATTAGGATTGGCTTTTTATTTATTTTACTTAATATTATTAATTAGGATATTTGTCAATTACAATTATTTTACCTCCAACCATTGTGCCTGATTCTTTAAAAGAACCTCTTTCAACATCTAAAATAGTAGCATTTACAGACTTTAGCCATGTTCTAAATTCTTGTTGCTTTTTATGCGATCCATTTACCCAGCTTTCAGAAGTAATACAAACTAAACGACCTTTAGGAATTAAGTATTTGTACATCAATCTTAAATGGTCAATATCTTGGTTTTTATTAAACGGAGGGTTAGCGATTATTTTAGTGTAATAATCTTGGTTTTCAAGGAAATCACTACCAACTAAATTAAATTTTAATTCTGATTTTCCAAGAATAAAAACATTAACATCCATTAATTCGTAACAATCAGGAACTACATCTACGACTTTGTTTATTGCTTTTATAATTGCGCCTTGCCCCGCGCTTGGTTCTAAAATAATATCCTGATTTGTAAGTTCAGCCAATTCAACTAATTTGTCAGCTAACAAATCAGGAGTTCCGAAAAATTGAAATTCTTTTTTTAGATTGCGTTTTTGTCCACTTTGTATTTCTCTAAGTAATTCAGTTGGATTTTGTAAAAAAACAAATCCCATAACTTTACCGCCTTTCCATTTACCCCCAATAAGTTCTAAGGATTTTGCAACATCTTTATAAACTTTTCTATCTAATTGGCCTATTGGTAATTTAACTACTAATCCCTCAATTGTGCATTTTTGTAAAACCTCTTCTTTTGTCATAACTTATATAAATTAAAAATGCCTTTCTAAAATCAATTACCGTCCGACGGGTAACCTCATTTAAAAAGGCTAAAAGTTTAAGTTTCTAATGTCGGACGAAACTATTACACGACAAATGTAATAAACTTTTTTAAATACGCAAACAATATTTTTACTATCTTTGAAAATATAAACAACGGACTTTTAGCTCAGATGGTTAGAGCATCTGACTCATAAACAGGCGGTCAAAGGTTCGATTCCTTTAAAGTCCACACAAAAACAACACTATGGAAATCACATTATTAAAACCATACTTAAATCACACAGCAGGAGATACGATCGAAGTAACAGCAACAAGAGGCGGTTATTTGATTAAAACTAAACAGGCTGAAGAAGCAGGAGAAAAGAAACAGACTTATGTAAATAAGCCTAAAAATAAAAAGCGGAACCCGAAAAGCTAACGAGTAGGGATTATATATAAATACATACACACATGAGTTTTATTTTAAGAAAAGTGTTAAATGATAACACGCAGACAAACATCGTTTTAGGCGATCAGTATCAATTAATTGAAAGAGATACCAATTACGATGAGTTTTCAAAAGCATTCGAAGTTGATTTTGGCAAATTTCATGTTGCGGATTTAGACCCAGAAAGTGATAATTTTACAAAAAACTGTTATGCTTTTTTGGTAATTAACGAGGGTAGTAAATTCATTCCTTTGTATAAAGGTCAATTCAACTACATAATGACTGATTCAGGCAAAACATTTGCAAATTTGAGTTATAGATAATTTTAAAAGAAAGGAGATTAAAAGAGATATATAAATGTATCTCTTTTTTTATTATCTTTGAATCAAACAATTATGCAATATGGATATAGAAGAAATTTGGAAAGACATTCCCTTGATCTTACACTATCAAGTTAGTAATTTAGGCAATGTAAAAAGCAAAGACCGGTTATTAATAAGAAGTTGCGGTAAAAAGCATACTGTAAAAAGCAAAATATTAAAACAAATTGTTAACAATGACTATTTAAGAGTATGTATTAATCGTAAGTCAATGTATGTGCATCAATTGGTGGCTAGAGCTTTTAAAAATCATATAACTGACGGGACTCATGATAAAGTTATAGACCACATAGACGGTAATAAATTAAATAATAACGAAAACAATTTACAAATATTAAACAATAGAGAGAATTGTTCAAAAGAATCTAGAGGCATTTCTAAATACACGGGCGTTAGCTGGATAAAAAGCAGAAAAAGATGGAACTCACAAATATCTATTAATGGTAAACAGATTTTTATAGGTAGGTTTAAAAACGAGTATGATGCACATTTAGCTTATCAAGAGAAACTTAAAGAAATAAACAAATGAGCTATTTATCAGTAATAACTTTAGAACGAGCAAAGAATTATTTGCGTATTGATCCAGATTTAACGGAAGATGATGCGGAAATTACTTCAATGATTAATGCATCTTTGCGTTACGTTGAACAGCGCACAAGACATTTTATGTATGCGCGTGATGTTGTTTATAATGGATCATGTCAAGTAAAGGTTTATGATTATCCGATTAATTCGGTTGTAACAGATCCTGCTCCGTGGAGTTTAACACGAACAATGTACACGATATTCCCAGATGTAAAAACAGTAACTTTGAATGTTGGATATTTAGCTGATGAGGTGCCTGACATTTTTATTCAATCAGCTTTGCAGATGATTAAAGTGTGGTACTACGAATCAGAGAAACAAGTTAACAGCCAAATGATACCGATTAGTGTAACTGAAGCGTTGGACGTTGAAAAAAGATTTATATAATGGATAGTCAAGATAAAGTTTTAGACAAAAGCCGTGAGTTATGGAATGAATTTATGAGTATTCCTAAAAACGAATTACATCCAGACGATGCAAATGACTTTAGGCATCATCTGCATGCTTTGCAAAACATTATGTATGCTCAAAAGTATTTAAAATCTAAAAATACTGTTTTTGAAATAAGCGGTAACGATTTAATCGGAGTAATTAACAATACAACAAATAGAAACGGTGCTATCTAGACAATACGATAAAAGAATAAATATTTACGGTACAGAAGATGTGCCAGACGGTTACGGTGGGAATATCGCAACCGAAGTCCTTATTGGTTCGTTTTGGGCTGAAATAAAGCAAAATTCTGCTTTTCGTGATACTCAGATAGGCAAATCGGATATTAAAGATAATTGGTCGTTTAATATTCGTGCAACTCCAAAATTAACACCAGGCAATATTGATAATTTGACTATTGAATATAAAGGAGTTAAACGTGTTGTAAATGATATTCGATACAATGATGAATTATTCAGAGAATTAAATATCATAGCAAATGGCGATTCAGGGAGTTAGGCAAACAATTTCGGAGCTACAAAAGTTTGGAGAAAAAATTGAAAAACAAATTAATGCTGAAATTGAAGCGATTGTTGTTCAAATTGAATCCGATGCAAAGAAACTAGCCCCTAAAAACTTTGGTAAATTAGCTCAGTCTATATCACATGAAAAAGTAAAAAACCTAACTTGGAAGGTTACTGTAAATGAAACATACGGAGCTTACATGGAGTTCGGCACAGGAACAAAAGTAAAAGTTCCTGCTGAGTTTGCGGAAATGGCGAAACAGTTTCAAGGAAAAGGACGGGGAAATTGGAAAGATGCTTTAGAAGCTATTAAAGTTTGGTGTAAATCAAAAGGTATTGATGAAAAAGCAGCTTACCCAATACTAGCCAAAATACTAGGGGCTGGAATAAATCCACAACCTTTTTTATACCCATCTTATCAGAAAGGTAAAAAAGATTTAGTGGTTAATTTAGAAAAACTTTTGAAGTCGGTAAATAAGAAAATTTGATTATCTTTACAGCATGGCAGTTAATGTAAATCCAGACAAGTATATACGAAAAGCAATTTTTGACTTAACAAACAATATTGTAGTTAATTCAAAGATTATTAAATGCTTTGATAGTCGTGTAACTGGTAATTCAAATTTAACTGAATACATTTTAATGACCGCTCAAGATAAGGATGTATTGAAAAATACTAAATGTGAATATGAGTGGCAATGTTCTTTATTAATTGAAATTTACACACGTTATACAAGTTCGGGAAATACAGGTAGTCGTGTTTTGTTGAATGATATTGAACAGGCGGTTATGGATTTATTAAACCCTAAAATTACTGTATCAGGATTTACAAACGTAACGCAAAACATCGAATACGAAACATCATTGGAAACGGTGACTGATACTGAAAATATATTTCGTTCATTTTTAAGACTTAATTTAACTTTAAAATAAAATACAATGGCAAATAAAATAAAAGGTGAGGACTTAATTCTTTACATTTGGGATGGAGAACTTTATCGTCCAGCGGCTTGTTTAACCTCTAATTCGTTAAACATGGAGAGAGCAGTTATTGAGTCACAAACAAAATGCGCCCCAGGTGTAATTGAAAAACAAGCTGGAGTTTTCTCATATACGGTTGAAGCTGAGGCAATAGCTATAGATACTACTGTAGCAACAGGAGACGATACTAAAGCTTCTCATGATTTTTTTGTTGATATCATACAATCAGGAGAAAGTACTAATTGGAAAATGGATTCAGGATCTGGAGCACTTGCCTATTATGGTGTTGGAATTATTACCGCATTAGGGTTTGAAGCTCCTACTGGAGATGAGTTTGCATCTTTTTCATTAACTATTGATGGTTCAGGTAATATTTCCAAAACAGATCCATTAGCGCCAAGCGTTTAATATTATGCAAAAAACGAAAATAGAATTACTAGGAATTAAATATTATCTAGGACTTGGATTCTTGAACGAGTTAGTTAACGGAACAGGCAAAAGACTGACTGAATTTGAGGGTATGGACGATGCTTTGCTTATTCCTACTCTCATGTATTATTCACGTTTATACGCTTGTAAAAGGATAGGATTGACTATTGATTTTACGCAAGAAGATGTTTTTGATTACATTGATGAAAATGGTGGTATTACAGGAGATTTGTTTAAACAATTCTATATAGCTTACATTAATGCAATGATGCAAGATGTTCCTGTAGATGATAAAAAAAAAGTGACGAAACCCAAGAAATAGATTTTCAAAAAGACGTTATTTCATTTGCTATAGGCGAATTAGGTATTCCAACATTAAAGCGTGTTTATGATATGTCTTTTGCGGAGTTTCAAATTCGCCTATTTGCTTGGAAAAGAAAAGAAGATAGGGATTGGGACAAAATCAGAACTTTGGCTTGGCACGTAGAATCAGCCTCAATTCACAGAAAAAAGAAAATGCCTACATTGCAACAATTCATGCCGTTAGGTATTGACAAAAAACAAAACTCAGGTCTTTCTGAGGCTCACAAAGAAAGATTTTTAGAAGCTACTAAAGAGTATTTAAAAAACAAAAAGTAATGGCATTAGAGGTACAATTAGGTGCTGATTCTTCAGAATTAAATGCAGAATTAGCGGCAGCAGAAGCTAAGTTAAAAAGACTTGGTAATCTAAAGATAAAGCAAACTAAATTAGGACTTGATACTTCTGATTTAGATAAGCAAATTGCTGCATCTAAAAACAAACTTACCGATTTAAAAGAATCTTTGTCTAGTACTGGGAAGTCTTTTGGTTCATTTGCTCCAAAAGTTGCTAATGGATCTAATGCGCTTACTCAATTTGGTAGAATTGTTCAAGACGCACCGTATGGGCCGCAAGGATATGGGAATAACGTTACTGCTTTCGCTGAATCTTTTGGTTATTTAATTAATCAAACAGGGAGCGCCAAGGCAGCTTTAGCTGCTTTTGCAGGGTCTTTGGCTGGAGCAGGAGGTGTTACCCTAGCTATATCTTTAGTCACATCTGGGCTTACTTACATGAGCCAAAACGGAATAACCGTAGGTGATGTTTTTAATAAGCTAACTGGAGATTTTGACAAGAACAAAAAAGCAATGCAAGAACTTAATGCAGAAGCTGTAAAAGGTTCTCAGGGTCAAATATCTGCTATGAACGCTTACGTAGAGACTGCCAAAAATGTAAATCTATCTATGAATGATAGATTACTAGCTGTTAAAAAACTGCAATCAGAATATCCTGCTTACTTTGGAAACTTAACTAAAGAACAAATACTTAATGGGAATGTTGCGGGAGCTGTAAAAGAAGTAACCTCTGCTTTAATTGCAAAAGCAAAAGCAGCAGCATTAACTGATAGAATTGTAAAACTTGCGGAAGAAGAAGAAAATATCAACAGCAAGATAAATAACTCTATTGAATCTCAATTCAAAATGTATAAGCTTTCTGCTCAGGAATCAGCAAATGCAAAAGCTGTTTTAATGAAGCAATTAAGAGGCGAAATTGACTTGGTCGGAGAACTTGAAAAAGGCAATGCTCAAGGTTTAACGACTGCTGGGAAAACTGCTTTAGCAGCATTTAGATACTCAGCTACATTAAGAGGATTAAGCAAAGATTTGCAATCCAACAAGACGGATCAGGATAGATTAACTGGTAGTTTAAATAGTCAATATGCAGCATTCATAAAATTAGAAACTGAAAAGGATAAAGCAGCTAAAAAAACAAAAGCTCCAAACGCAACCCCTCAGGTTACAGGGATAGATTCATCATTAACAGCACAAGGACTAGAAGACACTTCTGGGCAAATAATGCAAATTGCAAAAAATGTACAAGGAGCAGAGGGGTTGATTGCTACCTCAATGAAGGGAATTAGAATTAGTTTCGACTCTGAGACTTTGGCAATGCTTGAACTTATGTATAATTTCAACAATGAAATGAATAACATAATTACAGGCAGTTTGCAAGATACTTTTAGCAATTTAGGTAGTTCGATAGGTGAGGCTTTAGCAACTGGTGGAAGTGTGTTAAGTTCGATTGGGAACACTCTTTTGCAAAGTATGGGTAAATTCCTTTCTGATATGGGGGGATTGCTTATAAAATACGGTACATTAGCAGTTGTTAAAGGTAAATTAGATTTAGCTATTTCGGCAGGTGGTCCGTTGTCTATAGGGGCAGGTATTGCAGCTATAGCGGTTGGTGTAGCGTTGAAAGCGGCAGGAGGCGCAATAGGTAGTGCTTCACAAAAAGGATCTTCTGGTTCGTCAATGAATACAGGTGCAAACTATAGTTCTCCATCCTCAAATAGTGGCTCATATAGTAGCGGTTCAGGGTTTTCAGGAGGAAAAGTAGTATTTGAAATATCTGGACAATCTTTAATAGGAGTGATTTCAAATACATTGGATAAAAACACAAGATTAGGTGGTAATCTATCAATAGGATAAAATGGCAAAAAAAATAATAATATCATTTTCTAGTAATCCAGTGTCTACTGATAATTTAAATTATACTATAGCTATTGGAGGTATATTAGTTCCGTATACAAATGGATTAACTAATGCGAATATAGACTATAGCGTAATACCTGTACAATCTACACTGCAAAAAACAATAGAACGCACAATAGATTATTTGAGAACTAATTTTATCTACGACAAAATAACTTATCAGCAAGTAAATGACACTATTGAAGTTTTAATAAATTATGAAGGAGTTTCTATTATTGTTTCAGGAAATTTAACGTACACTATTATTGACGTACCGACTGAGGGGTACAACCTTAAATATTTCATACAGTATTCAAACCACGTAAATGATTCATATTATTTAGGCATTTATGGGCGTGATTTTGGAGGTTCAGCGAAAGAAGTTAACGGTAAAATAATCATAGAAAAAGGAAGTGTTAAAGACCATTTAGACCCGATAAGAGGCGGCGGATTAAGTATTGATTTAGAGGCGAGCGACCAATTGAACTTCGAGGACTTATACAGCGAAAATGAACAAGATTTTAAAGTTAGATTGTATAAAAATAACAAAGAGTTTTTTGTTGGATATTTAAAACCAGATGGTATTTTCCAATCGTTCACTAGAGATAATTGGATTATAACTCTGAGTTGTGTTGATGGATTAGGAGCATTGGAAAATCTTTCTTTTGTTAAGGATAATGGACTTCGTTTTAATGGTAAAATGAATGCCTTAGACATTGTTTACTATTGCTTAAAGAGAACAGGGATTGTTTTAAATATTAACACCTCTATTAATGTATATTACGAAGGACTTACATTGACAGATGATTTAGATATATTGTCTAAAATTAAAATGAATTCCGATAGGTTTTTTAAAGTAGACGATGAGACAATTATGTCATGCGAAGAAGTATTAAAATCTGTGTTGGACATATTTTGTGCTTGCGTTACACAAGTGGATGGTGAATGGTATATTTTTAGACCTAACGAATTGTATTTAAACAAAATAGTAAGTTTTAAAAAATATGATTTAGAAAATCAATATATTGGATTAAACAGTAAAAACCTAAGTAAATCAATTGGTAGTCAAATAAGTAATTTTTATCCGCACCATTGTAATGAAAACCAAGTTATCAGGATAAAAGGCGGTGTTTCGGCTTATAGACTTGGTTATAAATATGGCTATGTTAGCGGATTAATGCCTAATCCGAGTTTCGAACACGATTCTAGCTTAAATTATGACGGATGGACAATACAATATCCTAATCAATTAGTTAATGATCCAAATTCATTTTCAGGAATGATAATAAAGAATGGTAATCCAGGTAAAGTATTATACGCTCAGGCTGATTTAATACCAGTATTACAAGGGGACTTACTTACTTTAAAATTAGGATGGTCTAATCAAAGAAGTTTTTTTACAGGAAGTTTTATTCATTTAAGAATAAATGTTGGTTCTTATTATTTAAAATATTCAGCTCAAAACGACCAAATACCTTTTGAGGACGCTATACAGAAAAGCAAATGGGAAACAGGTCTAGGAACTTGGACAGTTTATTTGAATGAAACAGGTAGTTTTGAATTTCCAATACCTTCAATTCCGATAGATGGAAACTTAAGTATGCGTATAGATTTTACTTCCCCAGAAGGCGGTACACTGACTTTAAATACTTTCGAATTATCACCTACAACAAATGCAAAAACTGAAATAGGTGAGTTTCATACAGCTTCAAGAGCTACAAAAATTAGCTCTATAGTTAAAGAAAACAATACTGTATATAATGGAGATAATTTAGGAATAGTTTACTTAGGAGCTATATTAAAAGAGGATGGAATTACAACAACATCCAACTGGTTTAGAAAAAACTTTTTTGAGTCAAAACCTATTCTAAGAATAGCATCAGAAGATCAATTGAGAATATCTCAAAAGCCTACAAAAGTATTTTCGGGTGATTTATACGGCTTTTTACCTTATCTTTGTGTTTTATCAAT